GTTAAATGCTGCTGGCAACTTAACATATGCCAAAGTTAAAATACCTGCTGACCAGACAAGAACTGCCAATCTCACAATTGTGGATAGAAATGCGAGTTGCTCTTCTTTATCATCAACACTTTCCTTTATTTTAGAAAAGATGCCTTTCTTTTTAACTTCTTCTTTTTTAACTGCTTCTGCCATAAAAAATTAAGACGACTATTTATATATAGGTATCTTAATTTTAATTTAACTGTTATGATTTACAAATTATATGACCTTTCTAATACCCCAATATTGTAATCTCTTCTATCTAACACGTACTCCATAAAGGAAATTTCAACATCTTCTAGGTTGGTGTTACCTCCCATAATCCACTGATGACAAAATTCGTATACATCTCTGCAATTATCATCTAAGTGATGTTGTAAGGCACGAAAGCAATCGGCTCTTAGTTTCATCTTTTCATCTGTGTACATCCAGTCGTCCATAATGTAATAAGTAGTATACTTATATTATACCAAAAGTTCCTGCTGTTATGCCAATTGTTACGAAAACAATAAATTCCACCAGATCCCTTGAACCTGATGGAACTGTTAATAAAATTTCATTTAAAAGTTGAAAAATCATGTACTATTTTCTTTATGCGAATGCGATGTTACCTACACCTGATACGATGTAAAGAGTAACAATTGTTGTGAATAGAATGTGATACATTATGCTCCTTGGTATACTGGTGTCATTACTCCACCACCCTCATCGTCATCATCATCGTCACCACTGATGGCACGAAGAAATAATTCAATGAATACTATGGCACCTACTGGGTAGAAACACCATAGTATTGCTTGAAAGGGTGATATAGCATTGTCTGCTACTAATTCGGTCATTAAACAAAACCTGGTATTAGTTGACCTGTTGTTAGGTATGCTCCGATACCTGCGATGATGCCGATCATGGCAAGTCTGCCATTAAGTGTTTCAGCAACCTTCTTTTGTGGTTCGATTGGTTTTGGTGTTGTCATTAGAAGATACCTGGAATTACTTGTCCTGTTGTTGCGTATGCACCGATTGCTGCTACAACGCCTAGCATTGCTGCCCAACCATTAAATCTTTCTGCTTCTGGAGTCATGATAGTGTACCTGTTTTGTGTTGAATGTGTGTATAAAATAGATTCGATAATGTCCATGGTTAGAAACCAAGAAGACCACCGAAGAAGAAGTTCCCAGTAGTAACGTAAGATATAAACCCAGCTACTAAACCAAGCATTGCCCATCTACCATTGATCTTCTCTGCATTCTTTGCATAGGATTCATAGGAGATGCTTTCGTCTATGTAAGGACGAGTCTCAGTTGGAAACATATTTTGGCGTCCGCCTGATTCAGTTGTTGTTGTCATTTGTTACTTTATTAAGAACTGTTACAATACTATATAGCAAATGTTAAGTTTTGTCAAGCGGAAACTCAAAATTAGTTTTAAATTGTGTAGTTTTGGATACTTTTGAATGTTGCTAAATAAATACAGTACTTAAATTGTAACAGGGTGAAATGAAAAAATTTATTCCCCTTATTATGGTAGCAGGATTTAGTTCTCCTGCATTTGCGGATATCACTCATAAGATGACATCCTCTTTCCAATTGACCACAAACGCAGCTGCAACACAGGTTGAGCGAATTGGATCCACATACACAGCATCTGGATCTGGTGTGACCATGGATGTTGGTGGTGGTAACTCTGCTGATAATAATGTTGGTGGACTAGGTTCACTCTCATCAGGAGTTGGTCAGGGATCTATTGCTACAGCGACCCAGACAAGTGCAGGGGGTGCGTTCAGCTTTAGCCAGTCATTCATTGAAGGTGATGTTCTTGCTACTACAGCACCATCTGTAGGTGCAGTAAGTCCATACTCTAGTCAGATATCAACAGCAGTTGGTAGTGGAACTGGTACAGGTACTGTAACATCAGCACACACTGTAACAGCAGTTGGTGGTGGAAGTGGTACATCAAGTATAGGTCAGTTCGTAACTGAATTGAATATCAACTGATGACTAATGAAAAGAATACTTGTCATGGTTGCGGGTGTGTATGTCCTTGCGAGTGCGAGGACTGCAACTGCTGTGCCTGTGGTCCCCAATTTTACACAGGGCAGTATGACCTCGGTGACAACCCAGACGGTCACTACAAATGAGACCATAAATAGTATGGATTATGCCACAGGCTGGACTTATTCGGTCAGTGGCTCAGGGGTAGAACTTGAATCAGGTAGTACTAATGTAGCACCTGATGTGACTACTACACAAACTAATACCGTAGACGGTGTGACTTCAACATGGACTGGATTAAATTTATCAGAAAACAACAAACCGAATTGGGTGCAATCCGAACCAGGAAATGCCTTCCAATTCACAGAGCATTACAGTGGACCAGGTCTTCAGACTCATACGATAATACAGAGAGAAACCACCGTCCAAAGCGTCACAGAATCAACCAGTATATTCTCAAACTGACTGCTATCACTGCACTTTCTACATGTGTGCCTGTGTATGCAACAGATGTGGGAGGTGTTTCTGCTACAGCAAATCCAGTCGCTAATTCTAGTGGCTCAGTGACCAACCAGGCAATACAGGTTTTACAAGGTCCTTATATTACTAATCAATATGGTGATGGTATATCATGTCAGACTGCTACCGCCAATTTTACACCATACATCACCAGAACAGGAACATGGCAAGATCCTTACGAGGACATCTTCCTTGATCCAGTCTACAACAACGCAGACAATGATGATGACAACATACCTGATAATCCAGGTGAAATTTTATACTACATCCCTACTCGTACAGGTCAGAAGTCTACTCAGAATATTAACTTAGGTTTTAGTGCAACGATATCCATACCATTAGATAAAGAAGCAAGAGATAAATGTATGGAAGCAGTTGCTTTGCATAATGAATATCGTACACAACTTACTGCTAACAAACGCCTTGACTTTGAGATAGCCAGATTAAAAAATTGTGGAGAGTTGAAAAAACAAGGTATAGTATTCCATCCAAACTCTCCTTACTATAGTGTATGTGCAGACGTAATGCTTATAAATCCACCTGGCGTAGTAGGTGAACACAAACATACAATCACACCTAATAAAATAATTCACAACAGAAACAATCCAAAACCAAATGGAGATGCTAGTGATCTGAAAACTATATCTATAGGTAACTAACGTTTTATAGGAGGTAATCCTTTCTTCTTACGATACTCATCCGTCACAAGATCTTGACGAGTGGGTTTCGTAATTTTTTTGCCTAATTTTTTCTGAACAGTTGTAATTAATTTCTTTACTACAGGTCGTATAATTCTTATCAACAATGGTGTGGCAGCAGCACCCGCTGTAGCAACCACTGCTAGTGCTGTCACTGAGGTCACCTGATTTATAGGTGGAACGTATTTCTCCATTGGTGAGGTAGGTTCGTACAATGTCACACAGACATTACCTTGTAGTTCATGACCTACAACTTTCTCATCACCTGACTGTGTTACATCACCCACTCTTAGTTGAGCAGGACCTGGACATGGTGTTTCTTCTCCTACACCTCCTGTGTCAGGTGTTGGTGGGGAAGGTGGATCTGGTGGTGGTTCTACAACTGGTGGTGGTGTCTCTCTGTATATGTTTAAATCTTCTGGTGTATAATCCATCGCATCATACGTTGGATAGTCTGCATCGCAAAGAACCCTAACGTTAGAAGAGTCTTCTTCTTTCAAGTTAGGTTGTTCTCTATTCCTCTTTGCGTCAGGGTGAAACTTTACACAACCTGGCATATCAACTATCGGCACACCAATATTAACTACCACTGGTGGTGGTTGATATACTGGAACTGTCTTCGTTACATTTGGTATTGATATCTCATTTATACCTATCTTTTGAATACCTATGTTAGGTATGCTGATAACATCTTCCATGCTATCTCCACTTGCTTAATGCCTTAGTCTCTATTAGTTTTAGCGTTTCTAATTCGTCACTCTCATCTGCGTGTGTATGATGTGTGACTTCTCTTAATGTCTTTAGATATTCTAAGACATGTTCTCTAATCTCCATCAGTTCATCATAGCACCCTTGATTGTGTGCACAACCTCTCAGTTGATGATCAGGTGCTAAAACTGACTCAGTGAATAAGGACAATGCCCTATCATATTTGATAGCAGGAGTCTCCTCTCCTACAGATGCTTGGTCTCTCATAACTTAGGTTTTCCAACTCCACCAAAATCAGGTATTGCAGGACCTGTAAGATCAGGAATAGCATCTGTGATACCACCACCTATGTCAGGCATAACTGCATCCATAACTTTTTCTTTTACACTATCAATGATAGCATCTTTTCTGATGAATACATATCCACCAACACCAACTACACTAAGTGCTACAACACCTGAGAAGATAGCGATTCCGTTAATAATTTTTTGCATGATCTTATTTGTCGTTTGGAACAATTTTTACAGGAGCAGATTCAATCCTGATAGTTTGTGCGGGTGCAGTCTCTGATGCCTTAGCAATAAGAAACTCCATATCTTTTTTAGATATGTTAGCACTACCACCGTCTGCACCATTCTTTTTCTTACCTCCAGCGGCCACGCCAAAAGTAGCTAAAGTTCCTGTGAAGACCGAAGCTATAAAGGTCGGATCAATTTTATCTCCTTGTTCATAACCTGGTATTTTAACGTAGTTTAAAGTTAAGATCCCTGCTGACCACACGAGAACAATCACTCTTATTAATGTCGCTAAGTACATCAGTTGCTCTTCTTTATCGTCAACTGCTTCTTTAAGTTTACTAAGAGGACCTTTCTTCTCCTCTTTCTTGACTTCTGCCATAGTATAAAGTTATTCTGTTTTATATATAAACGTCTAACTTATAGAATCTACAAAAACTTTACGATATCCCTTTACTCCTTCCCAATCTTCATTTATAGCAGCATTAATATATGGCATAAACTTACTAGTGTCATGTCCAGTATCTTCTAGGGTTTTCATAGTAGATGATATAGAACAACCACCAAACACTGTCTCATATTTCTTTGCTGTTTTTTTACTAAAGTTTGTCATATATGATTTATCATACTGAAATAGCATGTTGAATATACCAGATGCTTGATGGTATATCTTTCCCTTCATTACTATACTTTGACCACCCCATTTTGAGATATCTTTACTCTCTACTGATGTTTCTGATGATGTATATTTTGTTATCTCTCTCAAGGTAGTAATTACTTTGATTGGTTGTGCTACAAATATAACTGTCTTTTCTACTGCTTCACACTTGACTACTTTATCAGTAAGATTCCATTCTGGTAGTGTGTCTGCACCAAATAATTTTGTTGTAGAGTAGTCACTAATATCGTCGTAGAAGATGGTTGTTCCTGCAATAATTACAACAGGCAATCTTGTTCTTCTTACAATCTCATAATGAAGTTGTGACTTCTTTACTGTAGATGGGTAACCTAAAATAGTATGACCACCCTCATCTGCCCACTGTTTACAAAAAGCAGATGCTTTAAGTCCTATGCAATGCACAGTTGCTTTAGTATCTGGAAACCCAGTGCTGAATGTTTTTAATGCTGCAACGGAGGTAGGAATAGAAACATCATCCTCCGCTTTTACAACAATATGTGGTGACCAGTCCATTATACAAAATAGTTTTTAACTATTTAGCAGAACGAATGAAAGTTCAATCTAAAGGTATCAGAATACATACCTTTCTTAAAATATGCAGAATGAAACAAAGCTCCCTCATAGATGTGTAGTCTGTTGAACTTACGTGGAAGAAAGTGATATAGTTCATATCGCTCGTCCCCATCAAATCCCTCAAACTCAACTAGTTGTTTATACAG